CATTCATAATCCCCTTCATACGTTGCCTCAAATTCATCGCTCTTTATTTTCACTGTAGCAATACGACCATCTGGAAGTTTTACTTTAAGTGTGTCTGCATTAACACCTGTAATAATTCCGCCTTGTAAATATGGTAAGTATAATGGGAAGGTTATCATTATAAACAAACACCAACAAATCTTTCACTAATATATCTAAAACGCTGACACCATTCTGCAAATTTAATACACTCTGTTTCGCTAATATATTCTAGTTCACCGTTTACATAAGAGTAATAATTTCCATCATCATCACGAAATACATACTCATATCCTTCTTCTTGCTTCATAGTAATTATGTATAGAACGCGTTAGTATTTAATGGTTGTTATGTTAACGGGACGTTCAATGTTTGATTAATAAAACATACGCATGGTTCCATAAACATATCGTTTCTAATATTTTTCTTCAGTGCGTCGGAAATATTACTTTTGTCCAAACAAGACGTTTCTTCTTTCCTTTCAGAAACATCTCCACCGGTAATCACACATGCATTTTGTACATTGGAAGTAGCATATTTTATATTTAACCACGAATTCATTGATAGACCCGTTCTCATACGAATGCTCGATCCACGTACCCACACAGATCCATTATCGGGAAGTTTAACATAATCATCAAAATCATTTAATGAATATGTTATACCATTAGAACATGTAACGTAATAATCATACATTCCAAAATCATCAAAAACAATATGTTTATTAGCAATGTCACAAATATCATTACAATTTACAACATTCCCAACTTTGGGAGGATTTGCCGCGTGTATGATTTGACTTCCCATGATTAATGTAAATAGGAAAAGGAATCCAATAAACATATAATAAATCATTCCGCCGAAGCCCATTATTTATCACCAACGAATTTTCCACACTCACTACAAATCTTCCCGCAATTAAAACAATGCGCCTTTTCAAGAAACGGTGGAGTTAACGAAACATCACATGTTGGGTTGTTGCAACAATTGGTATTTGTGTATTTGATTGAGGTTGTTTTGGTGCACATGGTTATTCTACCTCCACAAGTCTCTGCAACTTTTTAATTAATTCCTTTGTCTCTTCTATAGTTAAATACTGTGAATAATGTTCTTCGCTATACTGTCCCATATTACACATTGAAATTGTAATATGATTATCCCATCCATTACCATAACATTTTCTTTCACAATCCATAAATTCTGTTGGCATTTTATTCCCCCCTTCTCCATTCACCACACCAATGAAGTTTTGATGTTATTGGAATTCGCGTAAATATATCAATTATTCCAAGATATCCAGTGTGGTTTGTGAATAATCGTATTGGGGGATGTCCTCTGCATTCAAAAACTTCGTGTTCTTTCGATTCAACTTTTGTAAATAATCCCCCACATGTTTTTACTTCCATATAGGAAACGCAATAATAACAATTCCCACATTCTTCATCTTTTGGTTTTTCGAGTGTCATACTTGTAATACTATTGTCTTAAAACTATTTATAGTTTTGTAGGACGCGTTGAACACGAAATAATTAAAAATGATATTCCCAAACAACAAAATATACTACCCATCCCATAAAAAATATATTTGTAAATTAATAATGGGAAAAGACATAACCCCATTATAAGTAAACATTCCCCAAAAATAATATATGGTAATGACCAATATAGTACTGAATAGTAATATGATATTAAATCATTAATCATTTTTAATTTCGTTCTCACAAACCTTCTGAATCCAACTTTTCTGTTTTTTTGTTCCTTCAATGCCCGTTCTTTATAAAGTATACCACTTATATAAATAAAGAGCAAAACAATTAAATCAATTGTTCCTAAAATAATGCCAACCCATGCAATACCCCAATTATAATTAAACGGTTTAAACACAACCAATAATAGACAATATGTTACAGCGGCACACATAAATAATATTGCAAAACCACCAAAACCAATCTCTTCCGCGACTTTCATATTCAACAAAACTCCACCGTCTGCTTTCCAAGTTTCATATAAATGGTATCACCCGGATTAATTTTCGCCCATTTCTTAATAACACTTATTTTTGCAGTGTCCAATATCATGCGCGGTGTGTCATTCACAATAATAAAGTATGACTCCCCTCCACTATCAATAGCCGACGTGTTTTCCACGACAACATTTTGACATTCCAACGATCGCGTGTTCATTGCATCTGCTCCTTCGCAAATCATTCCCACCGTAACATAAAATAATGTTAAAGCAAGTATTGTAAATAATATATATGATGTATAAACAAATATTTCAATCATTTTCATTCAAATGCCCCTCTTCAAAATTTCCTTCTCCAAATCCTTACTCTCAATAAACCCTGCTCCGTTTATAATACCATTCTCGTATTCAATAGTGCCCGCTTCCGGATCTGCTCCAACTAATTCCAGCGGGACCAATTCTGGAATATAAATATGATTCCCACACCCAGCTTTCTGTTCAAACTCACTCAATACCTTCTCTCGTTTACATGTCCACGTGCCATCGACTTCCGGGGTGGAAAAACTGCATGTTCTACAACTTACTAATGGCAATTTTCGATTCCAACACAAATCCACATGGTCGCAGAATTTGCAGCAAAATGAGGATTCCGAATCACCAAGTTTTTCTAATGGTATTGGAGAATATACTACTCGCTTTGCTTTATTTGCCAAGTTTTCTGCGAAGTCTTTATCGTAATATATTCTTTCAGAATAAATTTCGTCTGTGTCTTTATTTACAACGAAGAAGAAGGCTCTTGTTAACTTAAACCACCTCATATAATCTTGGACTTGGGCATAATAAAGTGGCTTGATCTTCTGGACTCCTTGCTTTTTTATAAGATTAAAATATTTGTTGGAAGCACTTTTAATTTCTAAAATATGCCACTCCTTCGACTCTTCACATCCTTGAGCGATACCATCTACACTTCCGCTGTGATGTGGACCATCCTCATCAAACTCAGATAATTGTTTTCCGGAAGATGGATCACGGTCGTATACGCATACGCCAATATTCCTTAAATCGTTTATGACTCGTTCTTCTTCAATTTTGCCCGTTGCGAATAGCCTCTGCATACGCCCAATGAAATTTGGGGATGAACAATGTCTGAAAGAAAACCACAACTTTCTCAAACAGTCTTCTCCAATCTGGGAAGCTCCCAAATGGGGCCTTCTCCATTCAAGATTTTGATCGACATAGTATCTATAAATTTTATCAACTGTTAGTTGATGTTGGATTGGTAATAGTGCCATTATTTCTTATCCTCCGAATAACACTTTCCACCGTATTCAATTAATATCAGCTCGGTGAAAAACTTTCTATATTTTGTTTGTTCATATGGCAATTGTTCACTTGCTGCATTTTGTTTGCCATGACATTTTGTACAGAGGGGAACCATCATTCTTATGTACATTATTTCCTCTTCTGAAAATTCATCTTCTCCAAAACGCGCAACACCAATAGGCAATCTTTCCCTAATCAATTCTATTTCTTCTATCTTACTTTCACAACATGCCATTTTTTCTGTGAATGCATGATGCACCGCGAGTTTTTTATTATTATTTTCTTCTTTTGTTCGTTTACATAATACACATTTATTTCCAAAGAAGTTTCTAACGTTTTCTTTTAATGCCTTATTAAATTTCGGACAATATGGAAGATACGAGATTCCACCTTTCCAATTATAATGATTCTCACCACTGTTTGCAATACGTATTTTGTCACATGTTTCCTTACTTGGAACTTTGCCTTTACTATATGTATTCCCCATCATCCGCTTACTATGTTTAATGCGTGTTTCTTCAGATGGGTGTTTACCAGTTAACGATTTACTTATTTGATCACGAATGCTCTGATCTTTCATTCTTTCTTTTGCCGAATCGCTTGCTTTTTTTCTATTTTCCGGATCTTCAAAATATTTACTTACACCAACACTTATCTTTTTTATAACATCTTCTCTTGGGTGTTTCCCATAATTTATATTTTTTTCTCCCATATGAGATTCACTCATTCCTTTTTTAGTTGATTCGGAATGATGCCATCCAGTATGTGATAATCCACTTAATCTTCTTTGCTCCGGATCCGCAAATCTTCTTATTTGCCCCTGTCTATTTTTCTCTATCGCTTCCGGATTATCTTTGTAATATTTTATTACTCTTTCGCTAGCTGCTTTTCTATTATCTGGGTTTTCGTAATATTTGGTTGTTATATCGCTTGCTCGTTTACGATTTTCTGGATTTTCAAAAAATTTTTTACTTTTTTCACTTTGTTTTTTACGATATTCTTCTGCTTTAATTGGATCTTTTGGAAGCGTCATTCTTTCTTAACACCTCTCACCCGTTCCTTATTCCAAAGAGGCGAATGACACTTGGGGCATTCCACGGGTTCTTTCTCACTGCGGGGAAACCATTTATGAAAACAGCGATTACATTCTTTTTGTGTTACTATCATATAAACATATAGATAGTTAAAGTATATAAATGTTTTGTTTGAAAAAAGAGGTTGAATTTTTTTATTTCTGCCAAGGCTTTCGCTTAACAGATCCTGTAGTTGAAGCGGTTTTTGTGGCAGGAGTAGAATCTGTAATATCTTTAAGTTCCTTCCCGTCTGTGCGCGAATATTTTTTCACTATATTACTGTCTTCGTAACCGTTGCTACCTTTCCTGATACCCACGGAAATTACAATGGGTTTGTCATGAAGTTCACTAGAATCTTTCGGATGAAGAATACCGGTTGCACGACAAATTGCAGAAAGATCCTTCTGCGCAATTTCAACTGTTTTCTCATTATCATTATCAAGATTTAAATTTACAAACACTTTACGATCTTTATAATCTCCCTCGATTACAGTAAATGTGAAACTCAAATATTTTCCGGGTTTCCCATTTGACATTATCTTTTTTGTATCTTTCATCGCGCTTTCGCTGATCACAGCGAGATAGTCGTCCACTGGAAGCAACTCGAAGCGTCCATTTGCCGGTTCAATAACAGTGCTATCAAAATTTAATTCGGTCATTTATATCAATCTCCTTTATATATTTTTATCCGTCTTTCTTTTCTTTCGATCCACCCGGAATATACTTCTCAAATTCAGTATAATCAAGCGGCATTTCATCGGGCATATCACGGTAACGTTTCTTTGCCACGCATCCTGCTGTGGGCGACACGCGCAGAATTCTTTCTCCGGTTGACATAGCAATATTCCGTGTCTTATCAAACCCGGACTTCTCGCTACGTGTCATTGTTTTAAGTTCACAGAACCCAATTACATCTGCATACTCTGCTGCCTTTGCAGCCGCGCGCTTGTGAAGTTTAAGGCAATTCTTATCATATGCAGAATGCATGGGGTCTTCGATTTTTGAAATTGTAGAATGCGCGATCATAATCACGGTCATATTTTTAGTGTCACGCAGATATGTTACAGCATCGAAAAACTCCTGCCATTCCTGCATGGTCTCTACATAACCACGACCATAACCGGGTTCCTCAATGGATTCAACTTTAAGACGTTTGCACGTTGCTTTCCAAATCAATGGTTCGAGCCAGTCAAGCGTGTCTATTACAACAGTCTTGTAATCATGTTCTGTTGTTGCAAGCGTCTGAATACAATCCATTACTTCATTGAATGAATTTGCGGAACGGGGTTTCCCATTTTCATCCTGTGGGATTGCAGGGGCATCTATATCTCCAAGTCCGTCTTCGGTGAGAATGAAAATGGGTTTATCCGCCATTGCCCCGAAAGTAGACTTACCAATTCCTTCGGGGCCGTAGATAATAACCCGTGGTTCTTTAGGAGCATTCTTCTTCGAAATCTTATTTAAATCAATCACAACAGTTCTCCATTCGTTTTGTTCGTTTTTCGGTTCATGCGGTCGGGTGTGCAACACACCATATCGCGTATCTATG